TTATGTCTATGAGTAGATACTATGAAAAGATGGGTAGTGAATATAAGCGTAGAGTAGAACTTAATAAAAAATTAGACATGGATTCTTAAATGTATAGTAGATCAGAACAACTAGACATTATTAAGGACATAAACATTAAAGAGGGCGATAGCTTAACACTTGATTGCCCTTTTTGTAACGGCAGAAAGAAATTTACCATTTCTTATTTAGATGGCAAAGTGCTTTGGAATTGTTACAGGGCATCCTGTAATGTGCGTGGTATTTATTCAAAAGGCTATTCACTTAAAAGTATAAAAAATAAACTGAATAGCGAAAATCTGCCGTGCAAGTACACTAGTATTATACGACCAATGCCTACCTATTTATCCAGAGTTGAGGTTAATTCCAAGGCAATTGAATACCTAAAAGAAGTCAATAGTTGGTTGGCATATGAAAAAAATTATATTGATATTAAATATTCCCCTATTGACAATAGAGTTATTTTCCTACATAACTCTTTATTAGGTGCAATTGGAAGGACATTAATAAGAGAAATGCCGAAGTGGATTACGTATGGTACTGCCCCATCACTATATAAAGTTGGTAAGGGAAATACTGCAATTTTGGTAGAAGATGTTCCTTCTGCTTGTGCTATTTCAAATATCAGTAAATATACTGGAGTGGCTTTATGTGGTACTAACATAAGTGCGGATCATTGCTTAGAGTTAAATGCTTTTGATGACGCTATTGTAGTGCTTGATAATGACGCAAGTAAGAAAGCAATTAAGTTATCAAAAAAAATTAATTCTTTTTTGCCATGTACAGTACGATTTACAAAAGAAGATTTGAAATACTTAAGTCCAAAACAAATTGATGAGGTTTTGTATGATAGTTCACTATAAAAGAAGAAGATCTTGGAAAATGAAGATAAAGAAAGTTGGATCACATTCACCACCTATCAAAAGGTTCAAAGAGTGCTGGCGTGTGGTTTTTCTGACAAGCCTTGGGAGTGTAGGGAGATTGAAAGGAAACTGGTGCAATTATCCTACTGGAAGTCCGAAAGAACAGAGATTAGGGACACTCCAAGGAGAATTAAGTTTTTGGAAAGGACAAAAACGAGAACCGCAGGAGTTGGTATTATGAAAAATATTAAAGCGAAAGCTATTAAAAATTTAAATTTAAACGATAGAGGAATGTACCGATTACAATTATTTGGATTTGGAAATAACAACAAACCCAAAAGAACTTGGTCGGTAGGTAGCATTTCTCCTCCTAGAAGGGAAACTAAGTATGAAGACAAGAGGAATTGTAGTTATTGACTATGATAAATTAGAAAACTTTAGAGCCGTAGCTGAAGAAGAAGAAAAGCTACTGAAATCTATTGAAGACATTGTGAAAGGCAACCCTCATGTTGTTTTTCACCAAATTAAAATGACGGAGAGAAGAGGAGATACTCCACCTGATATTCATAAGATGAAATTCAGATCAACATAATCTCCCTAATGCCCCTTAGTTATATATATAGCCAGGGGGCATAATTATTTCTAAAAAAAGACTTTATTAACTCGCCGAATCGTGATAGTAATAACTATCAATTTAAAGAGGTGAGCAATGTTAGAAATAAAATTACTTAGTAATTTACTAAATCATAACTTTTACAAAAATAATAAATTATATGTAGATGAGTCATTATTCTCTGACGATACAAAAGATATTTATAGAATAATTAAGAAGGCTCATACAAACTACAATAAAACAATTACTGCACAAGATGTAATGGCTATGCATGAAATTGTTTATCCTGTTGCCACACAATCACAAAAAGATGTTGCGACTAATTTAATTACTAAAATAGAACAAACTCCCAAACTTACTACTGAAGTTGCCATAGATGTTTTAAAGCAATTAAAACAGAGGGAGAGAGGTAGACAAATAGCTAATTTGGGTATTGCCGTGTCAGAAGGTAATGCAGATAAGTGGGATGAAATTATTCAAATAAGTAATGTTGCTAGAAATAGTGAGATTGATGATGAGTTTGGAGAACCCTGTACAGATGATCTAGAGGAACTTCTATATGAAACATCTAATGAAAATAGATATAAATTTAATCTACGAACTCTTTCTAAATATGTCTATGGCATTGGACGAGGTGAATTTGGAATTATTTTTGCCACTAGTGAAACTGGAAAAACGGCTTTTGCCGTAAGCCTATGTGTATCACCAGATGGTTTTTGCCAACAAGGGGCAAAGGTTCTTTATATTGGTAACGAGGAAAAGTCTAAGAGAACAAAGCTAAGAGCCTACCAAGCCTTTACAGGTATGAATAGAGATCAAATTATTAAAGAGAGTTTTAAAGCAGTATCTGATTATTCAAAAATTAAATCTAATATGATTATGAAAGATACTCAAGATTGGTCTTTGATGAAATTAGAGTCTTATGTCGATTATATAAAGCCTGATATTATTATATTAGATCAAGCCGACAAGGTTCAGCTTGAGGGTAAATACAATGCAAGCCACGAAAAATTGGCAGAATTGTACAGAAGGTTAAGAGAACTAGCTAAAAAATCTAATTGTGCCGTGCTGGCTTTATCCCAAGCATCTGCCGAAGCCGAAGATAAAACAAGGTTAAGTTATACCTTAATGGCAGGTTCAAAAATGGGTAAGGCTGGCGAAGCAGATATTATTTTAGGTATAGGAAGGCACTCTGGAGAAACAGAAGATGGCATACCAGATAATACCAGATTTATAACTGTTTCTAAGAATAAATTGTCAGGATTTCATGGCACAGTTATCTGCCAAATTCAGCCAGAATTGAGCCGATATGTCGAATAACATTATTGTTTTAGATTGTGAAACCACAGTACAGAGATTTGATGGGTTAATAGATAATAGTGCTAAAAACCCACTAAATAAATTGGTTGCCGTAGGGTGGTGGACACAGGAGCATGGCTATGAGTATTCTGTATACTTTCATAACGATCAGGCAATCTCTGACAGTAGGGAGTTACTTCAAAAAAGACTTTCTTCCGCAGACATAGCAGTATTTCATAATGCCAAATTTGATGTACTTCAATTATTAGAGAGAGGTTTTGTTCTCCCCGAAAAAGTGTATTGCACAATGATTGGGGAGTACATTTTTAATAGGGGTCAAACACAAATATCCAAATCTTTAAAAGCTACGGCTGAAAGAAGAATGGTTACGCTCAAAAAGTCTGATTTAGTAGATAGTTTATTTAAACAAGGTGTTGGATTTGAGCAAATTGAGTTGCCTGTTGTCCTTGAATACCTACAAGCTGATGTTTTGTCCTGTAGGGATGTATACCAAGATCAACAAAAAGATTTACTTGCCGTACACAATAAAGGTTTAAAGCCTGTGTTCGATCTTATGATGGATATGATGGGATTTCTTGTTGAAATTGAACGAAACGGCATAAAAATCAATATGGAAGAACTCTTAAAAGTGGAAGAAGAGTTTTTACAGGAAAAAAATGAAATAGAGAAGAGATTAAAGAAGATTATTGAAGAGATTATGGGGGATACACCCATTAATCTTCATTCTGGTGCTGATTTATGTGCCGTAGTGTACTCAAGAAGGGTAAAAGACAGGGATTTGCATAGAGATGTATGGAATATAGGGGTAAATCCACAAGGAAAACCCCTTCCCCCACCCAGAATGTCAGATAGCAACTTTGTTAAACAAGTAAGGGCAACAACACAGAAAGTTTATAAAACTATCGCTAAAAAATGTACTGCTTGTTATGGAAAAGGAACTATCCAGAAAATTAAGAAGAATGGTGAGCCTTGGAAAAATTTAACTAAGTGTCCTGTATGTAGTGGTGAGGGAGCAATGTACATTCCTCAAAAAGAAGTGGCAGGTTTAAAATTAGCTCCTCTAAGTCCACGAGATGCATCTATTCATGGTTTTAAGACAGATAAAATTACATTAGGTAAGCTATTATATAGAGCGAATGAGTTAGAAAGACCTTTGGCTGCCGAATTTATTGAAAAAATTATTAGATTAAATGCTATTTCTACTTATTTAGATAGTTTTGTTGTTGGCATCAAAAGATGGACACGATCTAATAATATAATCTATCCAGAATTTAACCAATGTCAGACCAGAACAGGAAGACTTTCTAGTACTAGACCTAATTTTCAAAATCAGCCAAAAAGTCAGAAATTTCCTGTAAGAAAAGCTATCGTATCTCGTTTTGAGGGGGGTAGTATTGTTGAATTTGATTATAGTGGTTTGGAGTTTAGAGTTGCAGGTATTTTATCTGGCGACAAACAGATAGAAGAAGACATTTTACATGGAAAAGACATTCATAAGCAGACGGCAAGTATTATATATAAGAAAGACGTTGAAGATGTAACTAAAGATGAACGCCAAAAATCTAAAGCTTTTACTTTTGCCCCACTTTATGGTGGCATGGGTGCAAATGAGCCACCTCATGTTAGACAATACTTTAAAGAGTTTTTTGAAGTCTATAAGGGTCTAGCAGAGTGGCATAAAAAATTAAAAGAAGAAGTGATAAGAAGTGGCTTAGTTACTATACCAAGTGGAAGACAGTTTAGGTTTAACAATGTCCAAGCATTTAGAAATGGTAGAGTAAGTAATAGTACACAAATTGTTAATTTTCCCTGCCAATCCTTTGCTACGGCAGATATAGTTCCTCTTTCCTGTGTCAGAGCCTTGAGGAAATTTAAGAAATTTAATCTCAAGTCCAAGTTAATTTTAACAGTACACGATTCTATAGTTGTAGATACCCATCCAAGTGAAGAAATCCATGTAAAAAAGATACTTACTTGGGCAATGAGAGATATAAAAACTGAGATTAAAGACAGATTTAATTATGAATTTTCCATACCTCTAGATGTTGAAATGTCTATGGGTAAAGATTGGATGAATTTATCTGAAATGCCCCTTGACTAAGTGGCGTTACTAATATAGATATTATGCATAGCAATAAAAGGAATCAAAATATTATGAATAATGACCTTATGGAATTAAATGTCGGTGGTGACGAAATGAAAGAATTTGCAGACATATTAGGTACAGGAGATTCATCTCCAGCCGATATGATGCCGATTGTTAAAATTGTTACTAGCGAGGAAGACAATCAAGGCAGACCTCTAACTAGAGGACAACTATATTTAAAGTCTAATGATATTGAACCTGTTTATACAGACTCTATGAAGATTAGACCTTTAAGTAATGTCTATCAATATAATCACTTTGACAAATTAAAGGGTGAATCTGTTTGCCGTACAATTCAGAGTCCATCTTGGAATGTTGAATTTAGGGATACTAAAGGCACTTTAAAATGTGGAAGACCTGATGATTGGTACGACAGACCCGATGATGAGAAGGCATCTTGGAAAGATATAAAATGTAATCGTATCCTTCGTGTCCTAGTGTCCTATGAAGGTAAAGATGCTGATGGAAATTCATTGAAAGTAGAGAATAAACCTGCTATAATATTTAATAAATCTTCCAACTTTAAGCAGTTTAACGAACAGTATTTAAAGATACTGCCACGCAATAAAAGACTCTATGATTACTGGTGTGATGTAACAACGGCAAAGCAGAAAACGGGTGGTGTTTCTTATTTTACAATGGAATACAAACCTGACTTTAAAAATCCAGTTTCTTTAGATGAAAAGACTCTGGAAACACTTAGAGTTATTGTCAATATAATTAAGAATGCTAATGCATTTGTTAACAAAGCATACATCGATCAAATACAACAAAATAGCATAACTGATAATGCTACAGATATGATTGAAGATGCTGAAAAGTTAAGTGAGTTAGAAAAAGACTTGGTTTGATGATTGAACCATCTTTAGAATTTGTTTGTACTAAGCTTTCAAATGGTGATTTTGATAAACTCGATATTAAAGAAGAGTTAATAGAAAGTGCCGTTAATGAATTTAGAGATGCTTTAAAACGTCAGCTTAGTAAAAGAGAAGAAAAATTTAGGCTTAGAATGTCTAATGTAGGGAAACCCCTTTGCCAACTCCAAAAGGAGAAGGCAGGGGCAACCCGTTCTTCTATGCCATATAATCATTGGATGAGAATGATGCATGGCGATATATCTGAGATTCTCCAAACATTTTTGTTAAGGTTATCTGGCGTTAATATTACAGGGGGTAAATCCAAGGTAAAATTAAAGCTAGGTGAGTTTGTTATTGAGGGTGAAGATGACATTCAAATAGACGATAAAGTCTATGATATTAAGTCTTCAGCACCTTGGGCGTTTAATCAAAAATGGAGAAAAGGTTTTAGTGCCTTACAAAAGGAAGATGACTTTGGCTATATACCACAATTGGTTGGATATGCTGAATCTCAAGGTAAGGATGCAGGTGGTTGGATTGTCATGGATAAATCCAGCGGTGAAATAAAGGTTGTTGAGTGCGATTTAACAAAAGAGCAAAAAGAATTAGTTTTAAAACAAATTGAAAAGACGGCTAAAGCATTAAAAAATAATGAGCCATTTAAAAGATGTTTTAAACCAGTAGATGAGTATTTTAGACAGAAACCAACAGGTAAAAAGACGTTACCAAAAACTTGTACTTACTGTTCTTATTTAAGTGATTGTTGGAAAAATGCTGAATTAAGACCTCAAACACTTTCTCAAGCACAACAACCAAAGATGGTTTGGTATGTGGAATGAAAACTTCATCAGCAAAGGCAAAAGGTAGAAAACTTCAGCAATGGGTTAGGGATATGATTTTATGTTGTTATCCTAAACTAGAAAAAGATGATGTTAAGTCTACCTCAATGGGAGTATCTGGAGAAGATATTCAACTAAGTCCATTAGCTAGGAAGAAATTTCCTTATAGTGTGGAATGCAAATCTAGAAAAAAGATAGGTGTTTACCAATACTTTGATCAGGCAAATCAAAATTGCCCATCTACTTGTGATCCTATCGTAATCATTAAAGCTGACTATAGAAACCCTTTGGTTTGTATGGATGCTGAAGTTTTTTTTAATATTGTCAGGAGTAAAAAATGATAGTTTCTTTCGATGAAAATCAATCCATTGTTTTAATTAGGTTCGATGAAGAAAAGAATAAAGTAGTTGTTACTATTAATAACAATTTTACGAGTGATTACCCCGACTACAAAGTTGATCAGGTTATGGATGTTTTATCAGGTCTTCTAGAACTTGTAGATAGAAAGATGGAACAACAAGACATATTAAGCTTTGAGCCAGATCCTGAACTTTTAGAAAAGATTGAGGAGAAACAGAAGGAAGATGAGAAGGGTGCTAAAGTAATTCATTTCACTAGGAGAAAACAGTAATGTCAAATCCTAAAGGAAATTTTAATAGTGCTTACTGCCCACCTTTGCCAGAAAAAAAAGAAGGTGGCATCGATAGTTTTAAAGGGGAATACAAAGAGGATTTAATCAATCATCCATCGCATTATACAAATGGTGATATTGAATGCATTGATGCAATTGAATCTGCCGTTTCTGCAAATCCAAACTCTAATGAAATCCCCTGCCAAGCAAATATTTTGAAATATATATGGCGATACTACTCAAAGGATCATCCATTAAAAGACCTACAGAAATGTAGGTGGTATTTAAATCGTTTAATAACAATGCAAATCCAGAAGGAGAATAAGTAATGGATATAGGCGAATATCAAACAAAAGCACAAAAGTATATGATTTATCCAGAAGATAAAAAGATTACCTATCCTATTTTAGGATTAGTATCTGAAGCTGGTGAAGTAGCTGACAAGTACAAAAAGATAATACGAGATAAAGGTGGGGTCATGTCTGATGAAGATCGCACAGAAATGCTAAAAGAAATAGGTGATTGTCTTTGGTATTTATCTGCTATTTGTACTGATATTGGTATGCCATTAGATCATGGTGCATTGATGAATCTTCAAAAACTGAACTCCCGTTTAGAAAGAAATGTTATACAGGGAAGTGGGGATAATCGATGAGTTTTAAGAGCAATTTAAACCCCTCTTTTAGATCCAAATTCTCTGAAACTATATTTAATGATAAGTATAGACATGAAGGTTGTGAAACTTGGGAAAAACTAGCAAGGACATTAGTTGAAGATGTTGCCCAAGATAAAATGACACGGGATGAAAAGTCTGAATTAACACAGATTATCACCGACATGAAGTTCATTCCAGGTGGCAGATATATTTACTACGCAGGTAGACCTAACAAGTTTTTTAATAATTGCTATCTACTAAAAGCTGAAGAAGATACCCGTGAAGATTGGGCAAACCTAAGTTGGAAAGCCGAAAGTTGTCTTATGACGGGGGGTGGCATTGGTGTAGATTATTCTGTTTATAGACCTGCTGGAAGTCCTATTAGTAAAACAGGTGGTGTAGCATCAGGGCCAATCCCAAAAATGGAAATGATCAATAGTATAGGTAGTCGCATCATGCAGGGGGGCAATCGTAGAAGTGCAATTTATGCAAGTTTAAATTGGCAACACGGCGATGCTGAATCCTTTTTAAAAGCAAAGGATTGGCACTCAATGCCTGTCGGCTCTACGGGAAAGTCGCTATGGGATATAAAGGTAGAAGATTTCAATTTCCCAGCACCTCTCGACATGACTAATATTAGTTTAAACTATGACACCGATTGGTTATTGTCCTACATGGAAACAGGTGAGGTAGGAGATACCTTTAGAAAGAATGTGGCTCAAGCACTTAGAACATCAGAACCTGGATTCAGTTTTAATTTCTTTGAAAATGAAAATGATACTCTTCGTAATGCTTGTTGTGAAGTAGTATCGGATTCTGACTCTGACGTATGTAATCTGGGAAGTATTAATCTAGGCAGAATTGAGAGCCTTGCAGAGTTTAAAACAATAGTTGAATTATCTACTAAGTTTCTTCTTTGTGGAACTCTTAGAGCCAAACTCCCATATGAAAAAGTTTATGATATAAGAGAAAAGAATAGACGTTTAGGTTTAGGTTTGATGGGGATGCATGAATGGTTACTAAGCCGTAGATATTCCTATGAAGTTACTCCAGAATTACACAATTGGCTTTCGGTTTATAAAGGAGTTTCTAACAAAATATCTAAGGAATTTGCAGATGAACTTGGAATATCAAGACCTGTAGCTAACAGATCGATTGCTCCTACGGGATCTATAGGAATATTAGCTGGAACATCTACGGGAATTGAGCCAATTTTTGCCGTTGCCTATAAAAGAAGATACCTTAAAGGCGATAAGAAATGGATGTATCAATATGTCGTTGATAATGCTGCCCAAGAATTAATCGATAGGTATGGAGTTAATCCAGATGATGTTGAGTCTGCTATGGATTTAGCACCACAATATGAAAAAAGGATTAAGTTTCAAGCAGACGTACAGGATTATGTCGATATGGCAATATCTAGCACAATAAATCTACCTGCATGGGGTACAAAATACAATAATGAAGACACAGTAGACGACTTTGCTAAGTGTCTAGCTTCATATGCTCATCGATTAAGGGGATTTACTTGTTACGCAGATGCATCAAGAGGTGGACAACCCATTACAGGTGTACCATATTCAGAAGCCGTAACAAAATTGGGGGATGAATTTGAAGAACACATTGAAACCCACGACATTTGTGAAATAGGTGGGAAAGGTGGTTCTTGTGGGGTCTAGTAGACCCAAGGGATTTATAGTCCCTTGTTGACAAATATGTCGTTCTTTGGTACAATAATAGTCAACTAGGATTCACCTCTTAGTTAAAAATTGATTGAACCCCTAGAGAAATCTGGGGGTTTTTTATTGGGGTCTAGTGCCTAATGAAGCAATGTTTGAAACTGTATTAACAACTTTTCCTAATATGTTTTTACCAACATTAATTGCACTAGAACCTGCATCTAGTATATCTACAGATGCATCATATAAATCTTCCCAAGATTTTTCTTCATCATCACTATAAATACCTGCCCTAACAAAAGTTTTATACATATCGTACTTTGTTTCTTGTGATAACCAATCAATATTTTGTTTAGTCAGCCAAGCCATTTCTTCTGGATTAGCTAACACTTGATCCGCTAACATTTCAATTAATTCATTTGGCCCTGCCCGTTCAATTATACCTTTAGCTAGTGCCGTTACTCTCGCACCAGTTCTTTGTAATGGCCCTATAACAAAATTAACAAGTTTTCCTACAGAGTTCATTGCCCCTTGTGCTGGTGCAGTTCCTGATTGACCTACACTTCCAGACAATCTACCCTCTTCTAAATTTCTAAGTATAACTCCAAATGCTTCTAAAGTTTCCATAGTTTTAGAGTCATATATACCAATTGATCCATCTTGAAAAATAGCTTTTCCTGTTTCTATTAATTTATTATATTGTGATCCATCAAGGTTTAATTTATTAGGTCTTACTCCTTCAGTACCAATATTAGTTTTTCTCCCAGTAAATATTGTGTCTAGTAAATATCTACCATAAGATGCCCTTAAAGCGTCTATGATTGCGGGGTCATTTGCACCAAGTTCAAGTAGTTTTTCAATTTGTTGTTTTTGATTGATGTTATTTGGATTTAGTATCTTAGCAATTACTTCGTAAGGAGAGTCGGTAGGAATAACATCAATGTCTAAACCATTTTTAACATCGTCTGTCTGAAAAAAGTTTTTAAGAACACTTTGATTTAGCTTTTTTCTAGCTTCAATTGCAGTTCGGGATGCTAGTTCTAATTTTTTTTCTGTAAAAGTAGCATTTCCCCTAGCTTTAGTAAGTTCAGACACAAAATTATCAATTTGATTTGCTTCATCTGCAAAGCCAGCTGCCCTTAAAGGTAAACCTAATTTACCAAGTTGAGTTTGTATCTCTATAACTGTCTTTTCACTAATTTCTCCAAT